TATTGCTACTGGAAGAGTTTTAGACGCTCAACAACAAATATATTCATCTATATTAAATGAAACAGAACGAAGAAAAGTTAACGCTAAATTCATAGAGCAAACTAATAATTTACAGAAAAAAGGTGTTATAGATTTAGATAAATTTATTTTAGCTGTTCAAGGTGGTCAAGAAGAACTTGTAGCTTTAAATCAAAGAGCGCGAGGTTTAATGTTTGCTGAAGATTTTAAAGGAGCAAGACAAGCTGGAAGAGAAAAAAGAATATTAGGTGGAGACGCAAAACTAGAAGATATTCCTGCTGCATTTTTTGATGAATTTGATTTTAGAACAGAAGATTCATATAGACAAGCTCAACTTGGAGCAGCAGATACAGCAAGAACAATTAAAAGTGAATTTAATAATGCCTTCTTATCTTTTGCTGATGGAACAGAAACCGCTAGTGACGCTTTTACAAAAATGGCTCTTAATATAAGTAATAGAATACAACAATTAGCATTAGAATTTGCAACAAATCAAATTTTTGGTTCACTAGGTAGCACTAGTGGAATCGGTGGTGCAATCGGAGATTTTTTAAGCGGTCTATCCAAATCAAAGGGCGGAATCATAAAAGGTTATTCGTCTGGTGGTAATGTAACTGGTGGATCAGGCACAAAGGATGATGTTCCAGCTATGTTAAGTGGTGGAGAATATGTTATAAGAAAAAGTGCAGTTAAAAAATATGGTCCAGAATATTTACAAATGCTAAATGAAGGAAAAGTTGAAAAACGCTTTTTGGGAGGAGCTCTTGGTCTAACTATAGCAGCACTTGCTCAAGGCGCAAAAACAAACCCAGGAGCTGCTTCTATGCTTACAAATATAGCTCCAGCGTTTGGCTTCCCTATAGGTCAAAAATCTATGAGGGGTACAAGCCAACAATCTATGCAAGTAGCCCCTGGACAATCAGGACGAGTAAACCCGCGCGAATACGAAAAATTTGCTGGTGGAGGAGAAGTAGGATTTTTAGGAAAAAATTTCTATAAATATAATGATCCTCTTTACCCAACTGGTGGAGAATCTGTAATAAGTGAAAATCTAAGTCTTCTAGCTATTTTAGATGAAGATAATCCTCAAAATGCAATAAGAAAAGAAAGAGAAACGACTTTATTTAATTATTTAATATATTTAAAAGATTTAAAGGAAAGAAATGAAGAAGCTTATAAAGAAAACCAAAGATTAAACAAAGAAATCAGAGACAATTATAATCGCCAACAAAATCAGAAGCAAACAGGAGCGCTTGTAGGATTTGGTTTAGGAGTAGCAGGTGCTTTTGCTCCAGGATTTATGCCTGGTGGCAAAGACTCTTTCTTTGGTAAATCTTCTACTCCAAACATGCGCTTGCGTCAACCGTATGGTGGCTTTGATCGGAATTATCCGCCTGATGCAAGAGGAAGATTAAAATTAGGTAAGGCTAGCGGAGGACAAATTAAAAAATTTGCAGCAGGAGGGTCAAATGTAGATGATATACCCGCCTTACTTATGGCTGGAGAATTTGTAATAAAAAAAGATATTGTAAACATGTATGGCAAGCAATTTTTTGATGATCTCAACAGGGGCAGGATTAAAAAATTTGCTGAAGGAGGTCCTGTTGGAAATTTATCTTCTTCTCCCTCTTCAGTTCCAGCATCAAATACTTCAGCCTACTCGCCTGTAAATAACATTAATATAACTGTTAATGTAGCAAAAGAACAATCACAAGTCGTATCTCAAAATCAAAATAGTTCGGCATCAGAAGAGGATGCAAAAGAAGAAACAGTTAAAAATAAAGACCTTGCAGAAAAAATAAAAGGTCAAGTAATTCGAGTATTAACAGAGCAACAAAGACCTGGTGGAATGCTGAGTAGCAGTATATACAAGAAAAGATAAAGTTAAATTATAAATTTTGCAGAAAAATTTATTAAATCTTTTTCAGATAAAATTTGATTTTTTTGTAAATTTTGATTTAAAGATAAAAAATTTTTTAATTTTTCTAACGAATATTTATATTCAAAAAGAAAAGTAATATATTCTCTATCGTTTAAAAGAGTTTTGTATTTTTCTATATATTTTAAATTTGGGCTCGATTCAACATAAAATTTTTCTTTTTCAAAAAAATTTGTAATAAATTCTATGTACAAGAAACATTCTGTTTCATTTTCTTTAATTTCTAAAATTTTAACGTCTTTAATATTTCTAGATTGAAAATAATCTAAATCCATATTAATATCTACATATTTAGTTTGACTTTGATTATAGTATCCAAGATAATCTTTTTTTATGTTATAGCTATTATCTATTACGTCATCAGAATTTAGATCTTCTGACAAACAAATCATTTTATCTTTAAGATTTTTATTCAAAATTGGATAATAATTCTCAAAATTAACATCTCCAACCTGTATCTTATGAATAGAACTGCTTAAACTTTCTTCGTTAAATAAGTATAAATAATTTTGAAAAAATATTAATGTTTCGTAATTTATTGATTGTTTGTATATTTTTCCAATATTTATAATTTGTTTTTCAAAATTTTCTGTTAAAAAAGCGTTTATATCTTCTTCTTTTTCTCTATCTTTTAGAAATTTATACATTTCTGATTGCCATTTTTTTAGAGGTAAAATTTTAATATTTATATTCTCTGATATTTCGACTATATTAGATTCTATAAAAGGAACTGTAAGTAAAGTAGTAAAATTATTATTATCCAACCATTTTGAAGCAACATTTTCGATAAATAAATTTTTAAGTTGAAGATTTTTTTCTACATGATTAGATAAGGTTGATAATATTAAATATGAATATATTCCTTTTGATTCTACGTATTCTTTATTTGATAAGATTTTTATACTCAAAAAGTCATCGCTTCTATATATTTTATTAAATAAAATATTTTTATCTATGTCTTCTAACATTTCATATTCAACATCTAAATTAAAATGCTGTTTGTCCTGATTATCATACGCCACATTAAAGTTTATATTTTTATAAAAACCAATTTTTTTATTATTTTCTTTGTATTTATTAAAATTATTTTCGAAAAGATAGTCAAAACTTGAATTAACTTTATTCCTATCCTCACTCCGATCATATTTAAGTTTTTTAGAGTTATTTTCTGAAGAAAAAGTTTTGTCGTTTGCGATCATATGATTATTTAAATTTAAAAACTTATCAATAATTAAATCTTTATCTTTCAAAGTTACGCTAAAAGACGGAGGAACACTAATCTTTGATGAAGTACCTAAAGAATTTAATATGGTCTTCCATTCAAGTTTTATATTAATATTGTTATTTTTCATTTTATTATAATAAATTTACTCCAGATATCGTGACGCTATCTAATGGAGCTTGGTTTATAAAATTAAACTTCTTTTCTACATAACTAGATCTCTCATTCAAGAAGTTTGAAGCATATACTCTAAAGGAGTATACACCCGTATAAAGTGGGGTAACAAACGGAGGTATAGTACCATTTTCCCAGTCTGTGCCGTTTAATCCATTTTGTAATACTTCCGTAAGCGAGAGGGTCTTTTCTAAAAATTGATTGTCTATTCCATCTCCATCAAAATTACCAGATTTTACATATACGGTATATAGAGACGCATATTCTGTATCTCCTGTTGGTAAAATTTGATATATAATACTGTTTATCCCACTTTGATTTTCTTTATAAGGAATACTTGGGGTACCTGTTGGAGCGTAATTATTGCCACCGTATCCTGATCTGGGTAGATCTCTAAATAAACCAGTTAAAAATAAGTTTGGTGGTGGAGGTACTTCTGGTTTTATTGGTTTATCTATTAAAGTAGCCGAATTATCAATGTTAAAATATTTTTGTTCATTATACATCAATGCAGAAATACTAAAGTTGTTATTTTCATTTTCTTTGATCGATAAAACTCTATATTTTTGAGGTTTATCTAAAAATGGCTCTAGATAATATCCTGGATAGACGCTAAGTGATGGATTATTAATCTCGGATCGAGCATTTAAAATTCCATTAAAACTTGATTGATTAATTTCTATAATCCAATTAGTATTATTTAATAGATTATAATTAATTGAATCTAAAGGTTGTGGTAAGTTTAATCTTATGTAATCTTTATAAATTCCAGACCCACTTGTTAAAAAGCTCGATGCATTATTTATATTTATATCTTGAATATGAGGGCGTTTTATAAATTCACTATTAATACCACTTATTCCATCAGATTTAATATCTGAAAATCCTGTAGAATATAGATTTGCTAGGTCCGTGCCCATTTGTAAATTATAAGTAGGGGTTACAATTTGAAATTTAAAAGATTCATTAATTCCAGTTAAAATATTTAAATTATATTGATTATAATCTAAATCTAAAACGGCGTGATTTGCGCTTAACTCTAATGTTCTACCTGCGTATATTTTGTTTCTTCTATTTTGATCATACACAGAGATTACATCTCCAGGTTTTATATAATACCCTTCGAGCCCTACTCTGAAATCTACCATTTCTGTATCTTCGTTATCAGTAACTAACAACCATTTGCCTATTCTTCTTGCTTGAGTTTTCGATGTGCATCCAAACGCGCTGATTTCTTTTTCTCTGATTCCGTGTTTCAATATTCCTTGTCTGTCTTCAACATATTCAATTGCAGGTTTATAATTATCATTCTTATCATTATACCTTACTAATACCGTGGTACTTCTTGCTCTTCTTGAAGCGTCTGAATAAATAAATTCGCCACCTATTACATTACTATTATTAAAAATATATATTGGTTTTTTTGGAGAATCTTGCGATGTTAATATTTGACCAGCTGAATAGTATATAATACCCCGAAAAATACTAGCCATATCATTTAAAATTTTGTAAGCTTCTTCTCTAGTGTTTATATATAAATTACAAGTAAATCTTGGCTCTAAGCCTCCGATTCCATTTGATACGAGTTCATCGCAATATTTAGAAATTTCATATAAAGTCCATTTGTCTGTAAGATCTTTATCGATATATTTCCCAAGACCATATCTATTGTTTGTAATCATATCGTAAAAGCACCAAGCTGGATTATCTGTCCAAGCTAATTTAAATTTTCCATTCCAAGCGCCATCATACGTTTTTGTAATAGGGTTATAGTTTATAGGAATCTTTACTTTTAGTAAACGAAGATTATAAGATCTCTCTGGAATTGAACCAAAATATCTTGCGTCAAATCTAGAATATACTATTGCGCAACCTGGATGAACAAATCGATCAGAATATATTTCTGATATAGAATCTATTTGTGTCGTTGTTTGAAGCGTGCTTCCTCCACCTTCTAAAGTATTTTTTGTTAATGTAACTGCCCAACCAATTTGATTATCAAATAATCTAAAGTTTGGAAAATTTTCTGCGTATGGTCTTAAATTTATATGATATGTAAATACATTTGGAGAGGATTGGATTTTTCCCTCTACATAAACTAAATCATTAGAATAAGCTGAAGAGGTGTGTGGAGAATATTTAGATGTATCTAACGCCACTAAAGTATTGTCATTTAAAACTCTAGAAACTTGGATCTCTACTTCTACATCTTGATATTCTACATCCCCTGCTGTTTCTGTTCCGTCTAAAATTTGTTCAAATAAAGCCAAAACTTTTATATTCACTTCTATTGCACTTAAGTCTGTGTTATATATATAATATGTTTTGGGATACCTTATTTTTGTGTCTGTATTTGAGAGATATGCTCCATACAGTCTCTCTCCAATTGATCTTGTCGTGGTTGTTTCTAAAGGAATTTTAAATTTATCAACTTGCGAACCATAATAATCGTATCTATCTTCATATAAATATATTTTAGGATTAAATACTGTGTGTTCGTTATTATTTTCTCCATACGTGTATCTATAATTAACATATTGAAAATTAGAAAATCCCCTGATATCTGCTACAGGAGTATTATTCCAATATATTGATGGAGATTCTAAGCTAGAATTTAAATTAGAAAATGGTGTAAAAGTTGCACTTGAATAACCTATACTTCCAGTTGTTTTATTTTCAAATCCATAGGAATATTGCCCTGTGACAAAACCTTCAATTGGGCCTTCGCAGACAAGGTCTGCGGTAGCGATAGTATTGACCGATGTAAAAGATCTCTGATTGTTTACAGTGGCGCTAGCAGGTGGACTTTCTTGAAAAATTGTTTTTAAATTTGGAGAACTTGGAGATATAGCTGATGCTGTAAATCCTGGTCCATTGTTTCCACCATTTTCTTGAAATCTGAATATGTCTGCATCGTTTAATGTTCTTATAGTCGTCCAATAGGCATCAAATCCGCTTGGTCCATAACCATAGCCTCTGGTTTTCGAAGTAGAATACGGTATACTTGAAGAATCTCCTCCTTGAAATGAAAATGCTAATGCGCCTGGTCTGTCTTGAGCAGTGCTTTCTGGAAAATTATAGCCACAGTAAGTAAACCCTATATTAAATGTATTTAATATATTCCTAAAACCTTCTGCATATTTATTAGGGCTATTTGCCATAAAGATTATACTTCCGTCGTACTAGGGCCTTGATTTATTAAGAACCCTCTGTTATTAAAAATATATGCTGGAGTTGCGTATAGAGATACTTGTTTTGTCTTTGAATCGACGCTTGATTTTGATGCATTCACATTATAACTAAAATTACTCATAATATTATGCCCGCCAATTATAAGTTCACCGTATCCAACTGGGACTGGCCCACCCTCTCCAACAGTATTGTTGGGACCATTAAATAGATAAGAACTTGGTCCACCAGCGCTACCATCTATAGCATCGGCTTGTTGAGCAGTAAAAGGTACGTTTGGCGGAGGTTTAGATAGTAATGAACTTACTCCAGCCGCAATTAAACCAATTCCAGCAAATAAGAGTGCAGGTGCAGCAAAAGCTAAGACAGGAGCAACAAAAGGTATAAATATTGCTGCCGCAACCGAAACAGCACCCAGAAAAATCCCAGCTGCTCTTTTCCAAAAACTGCTACCAATAATTTCTGGTATAATATCTATTGTGTCTACTTTTTCTGATATGTCTAAGAAAAATTCTGAATTTTTAAAATCTTCAATAGTTTCAAATTTAGGTACTTCACTAAATAGATTTTCTTTATTAATTAAAATTTCGTATTCAAACACTTCTTTATTTTCTAAAAGAAATTTTCTCAATTTACCTGTATTTGCTTCTATTGCTCTAAGAGCTTCAGAAACACTAACAACATCTAAATCCCAAAATTCTCCAATTTCTTGACCTAATTTACCATGAATATTTACTCTAATCATATATTTCTCCTGGATAATAAAAATTAAATTCGTCCAAACCAACACAATATAATACAAAAGGTATTAAAATTGCATTAGAAATTTGTATATCTAATTTAGAAAAGTTTTTAATTTCACCTGGATGACTATGATAGATATATTGTATTTTTTTATATTTATTTTTTATTTTTAAAAAATCCAGCGCATCAATTTTAAAAGCTTCTTTAGGTTGAGAAGATATATTTTTTACTGGAATACATAAATTTTCATTGTTATTTTCTATGACAAATCCGCATGTCTCATTAGGTAAATCTGTCAAAGATTTATTTTTAATAAAATTGAGTATTTCGTTGGTTATCATGACGGTTTTCCTGCACCAGGAAATCCACCGAAAGGTAAATGCCCATTTAAGTAATTACCTTGATAATCTTTGGGAATACCATGCGCTTGTTCAGATGTTGGATTTTCTGCTCCTGGCCTTCTAGGAAAATAAACTGGAGCTCCATTTATTCCCGTTAACCATTGAGAATTAACTTCGTTTGCAGTATATTGTACTGCTCCAGGTTTTGCTGCATAGATTGTTGAGTTAGCTCTTTGTTGAGCAAAGATTCTACTAATTGTTTGATCGTAAGTTTCTCCATTTCTATCTGTAGGCCAAATTACAGGTCTAAATGCTGGATTCTTTAACCATCTTAGTCTGCAAGAATTTATATTTTTTGCACATGTATCTGAAGTCCAATAGTTAGTGTTTGGTGGGTAATTAAACTCGTCTGCATGATGATTATTAATACAAACAAAATAATATTTTAATTTATTTTTTTCAATAAAAACAAAATCTCCAGAAACGTAATTAGCGGTATTTTGCCAGACTCCAGAATTACCTAACCCGCCAGTAATTCTGGCTGCAGCTGATACTGCAGCTGGCCCTTCAGAAAAAATACCTCCAATAAATAATTGGTCATTTTCTGTTGCTACTGGAGGTGCAGATTGTAAACCGCGAATTGTAGCGTAATTATTTTCAATACCAGCGTAACAGCCACTATGTTTTTCTGTTAGTCTTGAATTGTATTCATAGCAACAATTTTCTCCTCTGTATTGAAAGTTACATTTTTTTGCTAGTATCGTCCTAGCTGGAAGAACTACGTTTTCTATGTCGAGTATAGAAGCTAATTGATACTCTACCATGACTTTATTTTCTATAGTTTTTCTGTCTATATAATAGATTTCTTTTGGTAGCTCAACTTCATATATGCTAGATTGAGTATTGAATATATTCGTTCCTCCTTGAAAATTTTCACCTTTTAGATATTTAACAAAAGTTTTTATTCTCGTGAACTTTGCCCCGACTATATCGCCTAAAGATTCAATTTGCATTCTAATGTATTTATAAAAAGAGTTTAAAGATTTATCTGGACTAAAGTTACCCATGGCAAGCCTAGGTGTTGGAAGAGTACCTGCGCTTGTATAATCAAATCCATCTGCTACTATTGGAAATGGATAATAAAAATTATTTTTCCATTTTATGGCAGCGGATGGGTTATTGCTAATGTTATATAAGAAATATTCATTATATAACCTTAATACTCCTCCATTTAACGGCTGCTCTCCCGTATTATTAAAGTTTTTTAAGTTTGGTGATATTTCTGAAAGGTCTATCTCATAAAAGTTTATTGGTGTCGATGGTGTTAAAGAAGTTAGGTTGGAGTTTATGTCTTTACTTCCACTTACGATCAAATTATATATTTCAGAAGATGTGTTCATATTTATTAAACAGGTACTTCTAGAATGGTAGTTTGAACAACGTACATATCGTATGATACATATGAAGCCGTCCAATTTATAGAAACATATCTTGTGTCAAGTTTATTATTTGATTTTTTATATATGGTTGGAGGATTATAAATAAAAGACTCTACGGCTGCTCTTTCTTTTAAAAAATGCAAGATTGAAACTGTTTCATTTTCAGATCTGCCTTCAAAATTTAAAGTAAATTTTGCAAGAGCTGAGTTTATTCCGTCAGAAATTCTTTGCTGATACCCGTTTCCAAATTGAGAAACTATAATTTCAGGGCTAATTTCTATCGATGCATTATATGATGGTTTCCACCAAAAATTAGGGACTAAAATTCCGTTCAAAGAAATATATCCATCCCAATGAACCTGGAGATTTGCAGGGGTTATAGGGTTATTAGACGTATTAGAATCTTTAGTTGAATAATAGAAACGATTATCACTACCTTTCACAATATCATACTTTTTATAAGTAGTTCCATTGCTCCAGTTAGAAACTGTATCGTAAATACTTGCCATATACCTTTTACCTCTAATAATTTACACTTAAAATATAGTGTAATCATGTTTAATGTTTAACGTATATTCTGTAGAAAACCAAAACTTTTATTTAAATAACTCTCTTATTTCTGGAATTGAAGACTTAAGTATATCTTACGGTAATAATATTAATCCTTATCTATCTATAGATAGCAATGACATCAATTACTCCGTTTCTGCTCCAATTATAAGTAATTTGGATTTAAATTACATTTTGAGTTCGAATGACCCTTTTATATCCTATACAGGCAATAATTCCTTTTCTGGAAAAATCGAATATGGAAATAAATTTTTTACATTTTCTAGCGGATATTTAAATAATTATTCCATAGAATATAGATTAAACGAATACCCAAAAGTCAACGTAAGAACTTTATTATTAGGAGAATTAGGAAACACCTCTGGAACTTTTAATTTTAATCCAAAACCAATAAATAATTTTGATATAGGTGATAGTTGCTACGTTGACCTAGATTTAAATGAAGCCAACTCTAATAGGTTAGAATCATTCGGATTAAATATAAATATAAATAGAATTCCAGTCTACACTATTGGTAATTATTTACCAGATGCTGTTATAATTAAATATCCTATAAATATAAGTTTAAATTTTCAATTTTCAATGAGTGATTATGATCAAGAAAAAGTAACTAATATATTTAAATCTATATCAAGTAGAGACTTTAGTGTTAATTTTAGAAAATATAATACTAATGAGTCTTTGTTAAAGATAAATTTGGCTAATTTAATTAATAATAATACTCAATTATCGTACTCAATAAATAATGATGCTAAATTGACATTAAGCTTTGATACATATATATTGAGCGGCAGTTTATAAATTTTAGAAATATAAGGAATATTAATATATAATAAATTATATGACATTTCAAGAACTCATCAATTCTCCAGTATTTTTTAATACTTTCCTTAAAAATGACACTTTTTTTACTTCTATAAAAGACAAATTTCCAGAAATTTTAGCTGATCTTACTAGCTCTAGAGACAACCCAAATTGCTCTTGCAAAAATAGAGTAAAGGCTCATCTTCAAGGAAAAATTGCTACTGAACAAGATTACTTTAATAACTTAATAACTAATGAAGAAGTTAAGAGCCTAATGCAAGAAAAAACAGAAGAAATTAAAGCTTCTCAAGTACCAAACAACCCAATGGAGAAACATATGCAAATGATGCAACAAAACGTGTTTAGAAATAGTGGCGGAAGAGTATTCGAAATTGGCAAGAGTGAAGAAGATTGGAAAAATCTTGCTAAAAAACTAACTGAAGAAAAGATACCTTTTAAGTCTTTCTCAATAGTAGAGAAACCAGATAAACTAGTTGTTTATTTTATTTAAATGTTTTATCAATTTGTAGTATATTTATTCCTTTGTTTAGGAGTAACTTATGCTTGGAGTGACACTGAGATCGCTAGACCTTTTAGAAATTTTATAGCTAAAATACCATATATTCATAAGCCTTTGCTTTGTCATGAATGTTCTAGTTTTTGGATATCCTTAGCTATTAGTTTTTTCGTTAATCCTTTTGATTTATTAACTTATCCTTATTTTAGTAACTTATTAAGTGCTTTTTGTGGATTTTTTATTAATTTATATTTCGTTAGAAATCAATTAGTAAAATATAAAGAATTTTAATTAAGGTGCAAAGAAGTGACAAGCTGGAGCACTCCATATTTCACATGGAGCACATGGATCATAAGTTGCACCTATTATATTACCAACATCTTGTCCCTCTTTATTATAAAGTTTTACTGGATCTTCAAAAGTAATTTTTGCTGTATTTGCTGTTTCATAGGTACCTTCGCAGTCATCCTCGGGAGAAGTACAAATGCACTCTAATCCATTACATCCAGAATTAAAACCTGGGCATTCATCATCAATACACGTATCACAGCTTGCGGAAGATGTACCACAGCAATCTGGACCACATCTACGATCGACCGTCCAACATTCTTCATTATCACTACAACTACAACCGTAACATTCAGTCCCACCGCAACCAGTCTGATCATAAAATTGATCTCCATCATCAAAAGTTGTACTACTAGTATATGAGCTATTCGATAAACATTTATTTTGTTTGCTTGTATATGTAGATGTGCCAGAACCAGAATCCTCGAAAACAGCAAGGCCATTAGTGAAGTTTGCGTTTAGATTAAAAGTAATAGTGGTAGTATGATTTAGATAAAATGATCCATCTTTAAAATATGCACTCGACTTGCACGCGCTAGTATCCCCACAATCTTCGCAACAAATATTACAGTCTATAGCTCCATCACAAGGAGGAGATAAATGTGAGCAATTTAAACAACAATAGGCTTGTTTTTTAGTCATAATATAATTTACACATTATATTATATAATATTATATTATATTATATTATATTAATCTTTGATCTTCTTGATTCTATCTATCAATTCAAACAACTTGACTTTAGGTATATCTGATATAGAGTTTAAATTTTCTGCATTATCAAAATTATCTTTAATTAGTCTTTTTTTAAGTGACTCGAAATTAACACCTTTTTCTTTCATAGTTTTCTCTAAAACAGATTGAGGCGAAGTGGGATTTTCATTAGAAGGTTGAGCAAAATCAAATAGTTTTGCTTCTCCTAGCTCCTCTTGAGATACAATATTGATTTTTAAGAAATTACGAACACATCTTACAAAGGCTCTATTCTCAGCAATTGCGGCTAAGAAGAATTTAGCAAAGCTCTTGGTATTATTTACTGTAGCGTCAGCTAACGATTCAAAAACTATCTCTCTGCCGTCTGTTTCGTAATTAGGTAGCCAAGTAATTCTACAGCTTGTAGCGAAGTATGTATCATTTGCAGATACAACATTGTATTCTACTTTAGAATATCCTCTGATTTGAGCAAGCTCTTTTATTCCACCTAATAGAATAAGAAGATCTTTGTCTTCTAACTTAGATACATCTGTTTCTTGGGTTTTTTGTCTGTTATTAACAAGATATTCTGTTTTGACCATTTTGCGCCAGTTGATCGTTCCATCATCATTATAAATGTAATTTATATTTGCATCTTCAATTAAGCCATATTTGTTTCTTGTTATTAGCCTTGGTGGGACCACCTGAATAGGTAAGTCTTTATTTTCTTGTTGTATTGGCATATTAAAAAGCTCAGAACTGGCTACTGAAATTGTATTTTCTTCTGTTTTAATTTTAGGGCCCATTTAAGAATGATACCCTATATTAAACTTTAAGTCAACTTAAAAATATAAAAATTATCAACCTCTTTCCAAAAATCAGGATGATCTACCACTTTATCTCCTGTTTTATTTAACCAATCATATTTTGATCTAAACTGACCTTTTGAAGTATGGAGTATTCTAGACGAATTATAGTAAAGATTATCAACCTCTTTTATGTTAGCGTCTTTTTTAGTCTTATGGTTTTTATTTATAATTAAGTTATAGTCCATATAATTTAATTTATACTTACTAAGCTCTTCATCCTTCAAAAAAGAAAGTAATACATAGTTTATTGAATTATTCTTTAATGTTTTAACAAAGTCTGGATCATTATTATGATCTATAATGTAAATTAATTGCATAATATTACTTTTGTACTTTTTAAGTATATCTTTTTTGATAGGTTTATCTGTGAAAATTATGGATTTTTTAATTAATAAGACTTTTTCAAGAACTTTTTCATTGAAAAGATAGTCCATTCTTATAATAGGATTTTCTATTGGAATTGAATTAACATCGATCTCATCGTCTAATATAACTTCAAAGCTTCTATTGTTAAAATCTGGTCCAATATGTATAGTTTCTGGTAATTTAGGATGACTTATATTTAATAAATCTAAAATTCCTTTAGCAATTTCTTCTGGTTTTATGGTATCTATTGATTTAGGGTTTTCTACTTGAGAGTATGATGGTTTTTTATTTCCAATTTTTTCGTACCCTTTTAGTAGTATATGTTTATTTTTATTTCCAAAATGAGGACCAGCAACATCGGGGTTACTTATACTGTAAATTGAAACTATAGGCTTATCAAAATAAGAAGCTAAATGAACAGAAAGACTATCCGCGCCAAAGTGTAAAATACCATTTTCAATAACATAAGCTAATTGATTTAGCGTTGTTTGACCAACAATGTTAATTGTTCCATTTAAAACTTTTTCGTCTTTTATACCAACTTGTAATATATGAATGTTTTCTTTTAATAAAGGGGCATGAATCAATCCAATTACTTCTTGCCAATAAGAGTAATTTCTAGAGTCATAAGGAGTTTGAGCTTGAAAAGTTATATACTTTTCTAATGGCAAGGGAAAAAATTTAGTATAGATAAAAGGTTTGTCAATTTTTGAACCAGTATTAGTTGCATATGTATCTAAAAGTCTCATTATTTTATTGTATATTATTCGAGTTCAAAATCTATTTTATCTAAACCATTGTGAAGATAATTTAAATTTCTTTGAGTGCAGGTATAAGGTAAATAAGCGATATCAAAGTATCCATCGTGTTGACTATTTCCTTCTAACCAAATTAAATTGTCCATAATAGGATTATACTCTATCCATCTGTGAACATAAGGGTTACCATCTAGTATGTCTTTATACTGCGGTTTTGTAGCCACATACAAGCTATAATCTGGATATCTATTTTTAATAGATTTAAATAAAGCAGTACTTAAGAATATGTCTCCCGCGCTCTCTGGCATAACATATATAACCCTACCTTTATCTTTTTCATCAAGTAAATCTTCAAATTTTACTTGTTTTTTATTTTCATTTTCTTTCAAGGCGACGTTCCTAAAATAATTTTCTACGTCTTGTCTTTTTGTCCCTTTAGATAATTCTTGCATCCAATATTTATGTCCAGAATCGTTACCGTCAATATTTTTCATTTTTAAAATATTATGATACAAATGAATCAACCAGCTTGCGTCATCTGGAATTTCTGGCATTTGATAGTAAGGATCTTTTTTGTCTTCTGGATTTTCTTTTATTTTTTCCCAATCAGCAAAGGGTTGAGAGTCAATAAAATCTTCTAGAATTTTGCCTATGTTTTTTACTGCAAAATTATTAATTGTCCATTCTCTAGCTTTTTTACCTAACTCTTTTCTTTTATGCTCAGGCATTTTATATACAATATTAATTTGTTTAGCTATAGATTCTGGAGTTGTAGAAGCTTTAATAAATTCTGTTCCGTGTTCTCTATATTCGGTCCATTCTAAAGCTAATGAACCTGCTTCTGGCTCACACATCTCTTCTCCACAAGAATAATTGGTAACTAACGTAATTAATTCTGTTAATTTTGCTTCTTGAATGGGTATCTCTTGACCTCCGCTTGTAAAAGGATGGCAGTATGTGTCCATAAAATTGTATATCTCATTTAATTGAGACTCTATGACTCCTAATCCTACGTTTGTAGTTGTCTGACTCTTTTCTGCTCCACAATATTTACAGTTTAAATCTTGACCAATAAAGGGTTTAATTTCGTATTCACCACAATTTTTACATACATATGTCGTTAATATTTCTTTAGGATCTACTCCAATTTCTGAAGCTAACTTGTGTATGTTCCAACCTTCTCCCCAATGTGTATGAAGCAATAAATAAGTATTCTCAATTTTTGGATTTTCTTTTTTCCATAAAGCATAGCCTTGCAAAAGATTGGGAACACTTTTTCTTAACTGATTTCTAAACACAAATCCTATAATAAAAGCATTTTCTGGAAGATTATTCTTTTTGCGAAGTTCTTTTCTATCAAAATCTGATAATCTGTAAAAATCTTTATCCTCTAAACACCCGTGAACTGTTTTTATATGACTATAACCAAGTTTATGCAGCGCTTTTGTTGCGAAATTACTCCAGATCCAATAATTTTTGATCTTGTTTGCATTTGTAATAGCAGATTGAAGTATAGGCAAGGAATCTAATGTCGTCCAAATAACAGAACTAATTTTAGAAAACCAATTTTTTTCAATTGCAAAATCAACCCCCCAAATATCTTGTACAGCGAAATACACATCTGGTTTTTCTTCGTTAATTATTCTATCTATAGAATAAGCCCCATAACTAGCCATTCTTGCCAAGTTTGGATCTCTATTGAGTTGATCTAGTTCTTGTTGATTATTCGGAAGTGAGCCTACTGATTTCCATGGGGTTTTTTTAAGCTCTGGGTGATCGTAAGGCATACCACAACAGTAGTGAGTTATATCATACTTATCTGTGGAATATAGATACTTTAATAAAGCTCTAGAGTTTCTACCGAAACCAGTTTTCGCTAAAGAAAAATCACTTTGAAATAAAATCTTTTTTCTTTTCACGATTACCAAAGTTCGCTATCTTCTTGTGAGTTATTGATGGTTTCTTTTGTTGAATTTTTAGCTTTCTTTATCGCTTCAATTCTTTGAGTTTCGAAAACACAATTTAAAGAATACGCTAAAAACTCTCTTAAAAGTCTAGCTTCGTTGAAGTAAAAACCAATTAAATAAGATTGTTTGTTTTCTATATTTTGTTTATCTTCTTTATGAACGCTATAAGAAAAACCCACTTGTTTTTCTTCCCTAATATAGGGAGACAATTTAATCTTAGTAATTTGTTTTTCCGAGTTATGATAAGCAGAAAACTCTGTATTTCTTTCTATTGCGTCAAGAATTCCAGCAGCTTCTGTTAATGAAAATTTAATTTTAACGCTTTTATTTGGATTATTTTGGTTTTCGGAGAAAGATCCAATCTTTTTGGCATCATTCCAAGAGCTTTGTTTAATTAATGATCCCCATACTGAATTATCTTTTGAATTTACGCTAAAACTACAAGCTGTGCCTGTATTCTTACTATTTGGTTTATAAAATGATATCATATTACTTTATGTTACTACTTATATTTTAAAATGTCAATTATTTTTATCTGTCTTTTTTAAATCATTTAATTTCATATAAATTTGATGATCTTGAATAGCTATTAAATCTCCAAATATACAATCATCTCTTTTAGAGCCTTTCGCTATAACAATATTACCTTCTTCAAAAGCTTTATTATTTAATAATTTATTATTCTCAATATTATCATTAAATATTAATGTGCTTATTGAACTGGTTTCATCTGATATTTTTAACCTTACATACCTAGTTTTCTTTTCATTTTTAGATACGCCAGTATATATTTCTTCTATTTGACCAACAAATGCCACTTTACTATTAACTGGTTCATCTATAATATCACTAACATATTTAAGGTTTTCTCTTTTCTCTGCGAAGATATCTCTTAAATTTTTATTATATGTATATCCTAGCAGTTTCTTTTCATAATACCAATTAGCAAAGCTTTCACTTTTACTATTCTGATTATAGATTTCAAGATATGGCGCATATTTTGCTTTAATAGTATTTAATCTATTATCTTTAATAACCAAGTGATTCTTCTCGTCAGTAAATTTATTGAGATGTTTGATAATTTTAATCAAATCGTAATCAAACTTATCTGCGAATGAAATTGAATACTTTTTCTCTTTAGCTGTTAAAATATTCCATAATTGAGCCTCTAATACAATTTTACTTCTAGATTGATTAAAACCACTCAATGCTCCTGCCTGAATCAAAGAAGATAATACTCCAATGTTTAGATTGGCTTCTTCTGCTGCTTGAAAGATTTCAAACTTATTAGAATACTTATTTCTGAAACTGTTTAGTTTTTCAATAGATTTATCACTAATTCCTTTGATAGATAACAAGCCAAATCTAATATCTTTATTTTCTATTGAGAAATCCATTTCTGATTTAATAATATGCGGAGGAAGAAGTTTGATATCAAATTCATGCATTTCTTTTTGAATTTTAGAAATTTCACCAATTGGATCTGGTTCATTTCTGCTCATTTTTAATAATGATAAAAAGAATTGTTGAGGATAATTGAATTTTAAATAAATTGTAACCGCTGCTAGGGCTGCATACGCCAATGAATGACTCTTGTTAAATGAATAATTCGCAGAATCTTCCAATATTTTCCATAGAATGTCTCCTACTTCTTTGGGAATTTTATTTTCTTTAATCTTAGTTTCAATTTTCTTCTTCCATGCTTTAATTTCTTCTGTTTTCTTTTTACCTACGATCCTTCTTAAGATTTCTGCTTCATCCAAACTAAATCCAATTTTATGAGCCATCTTCATCAGCTGTTCTTGATAAAGTGCTACGCCACCTGTTTCTTTTAAAATTTCATCAAAAAACGGATGAATACTTTCTGATTGCTGATAATTTGTATGAGCCGCGTATTTATCTACGAATTGTAATGCTCCAGGTCTTGCCAAGGCTAATACTCCGCTAAGTTCTTCAAGATTTTTAGGTTTTACTTTTTGGCAAACTCTGAAATTAGTTTCTGCTTCAATTTGAAATAGTCCATGAGGTGATCTTAATTCTTGTAAATTTCTATAAATAGTTTCATGATTTAAATCAATATCTTCTACTTTAATTCCTATACTTTTACAAACATCATCAACTACAGAAACGCTTCTTAAGCCTAGAATATCAAGCTTAATATTAAATATACTAACCCAATTCATATCAAAACTAGAAACTGGTTCTTTATCAGAAGAAAATTCGGTAGGACATACTGTTTCTAAATCGTAATAAGAAAGAAGAACCCCAGATGGATGAACCCCTTTGTTCTTGATTAAATCTCTTAATTTTAAAGCAATTTGAAATGTTTCTTTATTCTCATCGCACCAATTTTTAAATTTCTCTACTTCTTCATAAGCAATATTAATGTCTTTAACTTGACCGTAAACTTTGGGGATCAGCGAAGAAATACTAGTCATTTCTTCTTCGCTCTTTTCTCCTACGATCTTGCCGCATTCTTTAATAAGTAATTTTCCACTTAGAGTATTTAATGTTAAAATTTTGCTAGTTTTACCTTTAAATTTTGTTTCTAAATATTGAAGTACTTTTTGGCGATTATAATAACAAATGTCAATATCTACATCACACATTAAGCTTCCATCCAAGTATGTTATACCATTAATAACCTGCTTTTTAGCTCGAATCTTGGATATAAATCTTTCGAAATAAAGGTCATATTTTACTGGATCAATTCTAGTTACTCCAATAAGATATAAAATTAATGACCCTGCAGCTGAACCTCTGCCTAATCCTATTGGAATATCGCTAGTCTTACAGAAATCAATAACATCCCAAACTAATAAAATATAATCAATAAACCCTAATTCTTTTAGAGTATCTAGTTCGTATTTAGCTCTATCGATGTATTTTTTATAATCTTTATTGTTTTTATCTATATTTAATTTTTTAAATCCATTTAAAGCTAATGCTCTTAAAAATTCATAATTGGAAACATCTTCGCTAATATTTAAATGTCTCTTAAGGGATGGATCTATTGAAAATTCTGGAAGTCTAACTCCATGTAGACCTAAATCTGTATTTTCAAATTTATCTGAAAATACTTTATCTTCTAAATGGTTATTCATCCGAACCCTCTTCTTCCTCTCTTTCTATATTGTCTATTTCCTTATTAAATGCATCTAGTCCCGTAGCCAGTATCTTCATTGAAGCTTTATCTCTTAAAGAAAAGAAAACGTCAGCTTTACCATGTTTCTTGCCTTTGGTTACAGTGATTAAAAGATAATCTATATTATTATCTTCTAGTTTCTGTGTCATATCGTATACATCGTCTAATGATGCCATGTTATACCTCTATTTGCCATTTTAATTTATTCCATACTTTTAAATTTAAGTCAAGATCATTCATTGCATCATGAAGTTTTTCGTAATCATGTTCAATTCCGTTTTCTTTGCCTAATACAGTCAAAGAGCTTTTGACTCCTTTTTTTCTTGTATGATAAATTTTGTATTGATATTCAGTTAAATTATCTTTCGAATTATATGGCATATCATATTTTATGCCTCTTGCCACTGCATTTGTATCTATAAATTTACTAACGAGATGATGCCAATTGCAGCCCATATATTTATAATACTCTTTTATAAGATAAATGTCAAAACCAAGAGTGTTATGACCGATAATATAGTCTGCGTTATCTAGCCAATCTTTAATAGTTGGAAATATTTCCTTTGGATCAAAACCTTCTTTTTGAACTCTTTTGTGATCATATCTTGTGATTCTGGCTGCGTCTTGACTAATTTTTAAATCTGTTTGCCATTTTAAATAAAAATTCTTTTGGTCGATTTTCTTGTCGCCTTGAACTTTAAGCATAGCGATTTGCCAAGGTAAATTATGGCAAAAATTTAAACAAAGATTAAATGTTTCACAATCAATGAAAACTAAAGTCTTATTTTTATTGTATCTTAAAAGATGTTCGTCCATAAATTATTTATTTTCCTTCCAACTTTGAAAAGAAAATTCGCTACTACTCATGTGTTCAATATCTGGTTTATTTAAAACGCTCCTATTATTAATGCATCTGAATGTTAAGTATGTTTTAAAGTCTTTTCTATCGGTGTAGTAAATGCTTTTTGCATTAAAAACTTCTAACTTATTTTTTTCCGCAAATGATAACATTTTATCTTTAATAATAAAATCAAAAGGTAATTCATTTTGCTCGATGAATACAACTGGTTTTGTGAAATCTATTTGAGGAACACATATGCTATTTTTTAAAGTATTATTAAATATGAAAGAATCATAGAACGGAATACCCATAATTAAACTATCTGACCAGTTATTTTTTATTGTTGTATAATCTAATCTAGGTTCATAATAAAAACCATCTTTTGCTCCAGTACTAAATAGTTTAGTTAAAGATTCGTAACCTTTTTTATTTTTAAAGAAAATAATAAATTTTGAGTTTTTGGCTCTCGACTCATCGGTTTTATCTGTTATAGATTCTGTAACTGAAATTCTCAATCCATAGTTTAATTTAATATCATTATTCTTGCAATTTGTATAAGCTTCAAGAAATGAAGACATATTATCTTCTACTAGAAATATCTCTTTTAATTTATTTTGTTTGGCTATTTGAATAATAGAATCTGGATATTCATCTCTTTCGGATTTATCCTCTAGAGTAAGAATTGATCTTCCTAGGGAATAATGAGATTTAAATAAAGGTATCATTCTTACAAATATAACAAGAATTTATAAATATATCAATCTAAAAATTCGTCTTTTGCATCATCAAGAAACTCATCTTTAGCAGAACTAGTTTGAAATTTTGGACATCCTTCATATGTTCGAGTTTCTACTTTAAATCCTTTAATATCTTTAAAATTATCTTCTAGACTAGTTTCCACTATTTCGCCTTTATCATTTACTTTGACATAATATGTATATGGATCTTTATATGGACATTTCCAGCCACCAACTTGACACATCCATTTATTTTTAACACTATCTACTGCAAAGTTTGATCTAGCAGATTCTTCGTCAAATTTGTTAACATAATCATTAATATGCTCAAGATAATACTCAAATCCCTTAATTTGGTTGTCATCAAACACTAGTTCTTGAATTGGTTGTTTTGGAAATCTAAGAAATAAGAATTTAACAATAGGTTTTAATTTTGGCCATAGTTTTTTACTTGCTAGACTATACATCATAGCTTGAATATTGGCTTCAAGGTCATCACCCCTAAACTTATATTTGGAGCTTTTATAATCGATTATATGCATTTCTTTTTTAATTTTAATAGGCTTATCTATAAAACCACGAATATGATATTTTGGTTCATCATTTTTAATATCAAAATCATACTCTGGTTTAACTATTTCGCCACCTTCTCCAAAGAAGTCATTTTTAAGACCAACAAGGATCATATCATTTAATAGTTTATAATTGCTTTCATCTAGTTTAACTTTTGCTGATAACTTTTTAACTAATCTATTCACGCCCTCATCACCATCAATCGCGTTCTTTTTTATTATTCTTTTATAATTTTTAAGATGTCTTTTGTTTAATAGTAATTCGAAAACTGTATGACAAATTGTTCCTCTTAATGCTCCATCATTTTGACTTTGAGGAACTTTAGTATGATAGTTGTTCCAGTAAACCCAAGAGCAAGTTTCAAGAGTTTTAATTCTAGATGCTGATAATACTTTTAAAGATTGTTTTTCCATTGAACTATTTCTTCTTTGGTCATTTCACCAAAATCTTTTTTAGGTGGTAGAGCTATTTTTAATTGGCTCTGATCGAAATATCTACTCAATCTAGCTTGAGTTTTTTCCGCTGCAATATTTCCAGCGTTATTTTTATTGGAATCATTATTTAAACTGATGTAGATTTTTTTTAGATCAACTTTTAAAGAATAATTTAAAATCGCTAAACTTAAACTAGTTCCAAATGTGACGAGAGCATTTTTGATTCCAGCTTGCCAAAGGCTTAACATATCCCCAATACTTTCAACTAAGATTATTTCTTTTTGCTGTTGTATAATTTCTGAGTTAACGAATAAAGGATAAACGAATTCTGTTTTCTCACCAATATGCTTCCACTTGATCTTAGATAAATTAGTAATGTCTCTTCCAGAAAATCCTATGATATTATCTTTAGAGTTAAAAATAGGAAATACATATCTATTTTTCATCTTACCCATTTTTGCGACCCCACCTTTAAAAGTTTTTAAAGTTTGGATATCAACGCCTCTTTTAATCCAGTAGTCTTGATCATCTTCTAACCTAGAGAGAACTTCTATATCAAATTTTTTAGAAGATTTTATTAATGGTTTTTTAACTTCCGTAGGGTTTTTGAATGCAAAATTTTTATCTTTAAGCCATTCTTTAGCTTTAGTTGTATCTTCCAATTTTAAAGTCATACCAACCAACGAACTGAAATCTCCACTAATATTTTCTTTAAAATCAAACCAATGCCCAGTATCTTTATAAATTTTTAATACAGTATCATTATCGCTATCTCTATAAAGAGGTCTAGCTCTATATTCTTTACCGCAATCTTTTAATTTATATCCCAAATCAGTTAGGATTTGGTAAACATTTACTTTATCCATTCTAACGCCTCACTTATTACAGGAAACTCTTTAATAAAGATTTTCTTGCATTTTTGTGCAATTAATCTGTGTTCTTTTTGAGTATTTTGCTCTGTTCTTAATTCAATATAATGAACCCAGCTTCTTAACGAACCTTTCATATACATTGTAGTTTGAGTTGTTAAAGGCAATATCATTCTTGCTACTTCTTTTGCGATTCCATTTTCAATCATTGTATCATAACAATGTTGAGAAAGCGATAAAGATTCTATAAGAAGCTCATTAACTTTATCGTATGCTTCAGTATTTGTTTTCATGAGAATTTCGCCTACTTGTCTGTTTTTATCTCCTTGCAATCGAAGCTCGATATCTTCAAATTCATTCGCAATACTATATCTTTGACTAAATTCTTGAAAACTAAATGATCTGTGTCTAAGAATTTGCGCTGCAATTCCTCTGCTAGTTTTAATTTCAACACACATATCAACGAGCTCGAATGGACTCCAATGTTTATGTTTAATTAAAAATTTTAATAACTTTGGAGCAGTTTCAGTATTCATTTGATTCGAAGGGTTACTGACTCTGGCGCAAAATGCAACTAAATCTTCTGCATTTTTAATTCCATTCATCTTAGGGTTTGTTACTGATATTAATTCTACATTCATAATAGTTCTCCATCATTTGCATTTGCATCATTTAATTCATATTGCTCTCTTTGTCTTTCAGCGACATCAATTAATGATCCTCTTTCTTCTATATTAAAATTTTGAACATTATAATTTAAATAATTCTGCGCCCATACTTCTTTTCCAGTGCAATCTAGTCTTCTCACTAAATCTTGATGCCCTGCTGCATCTTTACCTTGAAATCTAGTTTTTGTTGGTATCAGTTTATGAGTACCAAAGGCTTGGCCATCTAAACCAAGCTCATCTAGAGTTTTTCTTCTAAAGATCGCTACAAAAGAAGCGAACCATTGAAGTCTATCTGACAAAGAAATAACTGAACTGTCATCAATTACTTCTGCGCCTTTTCTGTTGAAACTTTCTCCAGTTCTATTCAATTGCATTGCGGTAATAACTGGGCATTGAATTTCTTCTGATATTCTTTTAAGTTTATCGATTTTATCTCCAATAGCTTGATGCTCTGCCCAGTTTTGACCAACCTTTTCTCCAGTTAATTTTATATAATCATAAGCAATCATAGCTTGATTTCCTCTACCGACCTTTGAAAGATACCATCTGCGGATAATAGAACAAATTTGATCGATATTTTTGTTGCCAACATGATAATGAAAGTATTCATATTTCTTTACCTTGCTCCAAGCTTCTCTTACTTTCTTTGTCATTTCTTCATTTTTACGCCAGTTACCAGTTTCAAGATACCAAACTGGTACTCCGCTCAAAGATGCTACCATTCTTAATTGAATATCCACGGTCTGCATCTCAGTATCTAAAATTAAAGTTTTTGTTTTGTTCTTTGGATTAATAGCAGTTTTAAAGCAAATATCATTAAGCCAAGTCGATTTTCCTTGGCCAGGTCTACTAGCTATAGCGTAAATATTGCCATTCTTTAAACCACCATACATTCTGTTAAATTCTGAATAGGGCGTAATAAGTCCAGTTTCATCTTTAGGAGAGTTGCCCCTTTCTTCAATAAGGTCTTCTACTCCTTCAAAGATATTAATTGGTACGTCGTTCTCTGAATAAGATGATATTTTTTTATTATATATGCCGTCTATCTTACCAATAATCTCGTCTAATGAATCTTCTGCATTTTTAGTCACATACTCTTTAAGATTATCTGCTGTTTGGCAAAGTTCTCTTCGAACTCTAAATTTAATCAATTCCTTGCAAGCTGTCATGGTAGCTTCTTCTGTGATCTGAGAAAAGGTTAAATTATCTATATAATCAAAAATATTAATTTCATCTTTAAAGGATATTCCTAAATTTTTTATCTTTTCTGCTAATAAGACTTTATCTACATTTTCACCCTTGTATTTGATATTCTTAAATACTGAATAAATAGTAGAATGAACATCATTAAAAAAGTCATTTTCTGATAAGAAAACATCAATATCAGCGAATAGATCTTGATATTTTAACAAACCACTAAGTACATGTCGTTCTACTTGTAGGGAGTAAATCATTCAATATATAATACCAAACTAAAAATCAAAAGTCAAGTTTTAACGTTCTTCGTCATTATCTTCTTCGTCTTGTTTTTCATTATTCCTACTAATTAAATCTGTAGTCGCTTCAAAATTTAATTGATCAACACTTTGGCCCCACGTATTTAAATAATATAAAAGAGCCATAGCATTTATTTGATTATCAAATTTTGTATATACTTGAGGTTCACCTTTTGATGAGAAATTAAACAAAATATATCCGCCATAACTGCACTCATCAATCTGTTTTAATAAAGATTCTGGAAAGTTAAATTTTTTCTTATTAGTCACCAGAAAGTTTTACACTTAAATAATAAGTACGCCACATTTTTCTTCTATATATTGTGGTGATAAATTTCTTAGGTCATTTTCATAGAGTTCTAGAAACTTAAAACCATTCGTTTCTAACCATCTTTCTTTTTTAACATCTCTTTTTATGCTTTGAAGATATTTTAATCTAGAATTATCATGAAAGAACTTATTAAAGCTCTCATGTTGATTACCTTGTATCTCAACTGCTATCTTTTTAGTTGCATTTAATAAATCTACTTTAAGCATACTTCCATAAACTGGAAACTCTTCGTATACAATATGATTTTTCCAGTAAGGATAGAAAAATTGCTTGAATCTAAATTGGAGTTTACTTCTACATTTTCCATCCCAATCTACAAGATAATTTCTTACGTTCTTATTAACGAGTTTGCCGTTAATATTTAATAATCTCATGACGCAAGAGTTTTAATAAATTTATTATAAAAATAATCTACGATTGGTTTATTTTCTTCTAGATAGGCTCTTAGATTATCAATTCCTTGATGTTGTTTCTTTAGTTCTAAATTAGCATTTTTAAGTTCTTCGATAATGTCATCTGAGAAAGTAACCCATGCTCCTTTTGCGGTTGCAAATTCCCAAGAAAGAATTTGATCAATAACTTCATACTCTTTCCAAACTGATGAGCCATCTTTACGCCCATACTTGATTGGATATTGAACTTTAGAATTCGTAGATTCATTTGTGGACTTTTTAATTACAATTTTAACATTATGTCCAATAATTTTGTTCTTAACTGGATCATATTTATCATTTGGTTTTTCAAGAATAAGATCTTTATTAAACTTTGGTTCAAATTCGAGAATCCAATTAGCAAAATGCAACAACGCATTTCCGCCAGTAGCAGTCGTTTGACGAATATCTTTATTGGCAGCATAGGGGTCAAGTTTAATATCAGATCTCACTTGACTGATAAAGATAGCCATATGACCACGCTTAGAAAGTGCTAGCGAAATTTTCTTCATTAACATTGATGAGATAACTGCGCCTCCTGCAACCTTGGTGGCTTCTGTCATACTTTTTTGAGAATCACCTTTAGTCATTAATCCGTCAACCGAATCAAGAATAAATATATATCTCTTATCTTCGTCATTTGATTGAATAAGATCTTTCATTAATTCTGAAACTGTTTCAAAAATATTGCATTCAAATACGAAGCAAGTTCCATCAACCCATTCTTTTGGATCAGTTACAAATTTAATACCAGAACGATCTTTAATCTCTTTGCTTAATCTTCCTTCTGCTTTGAAGAGCAAGGCTCTAGAATTGTCTATTGTTTTAAGAAAGTTCTTTGTGACTTCAAGTGCTTCTGAAGTTTTTCCACCTTCGTTCATGCCAATAAATCTATGCAAACCTGGGCATAAACCACCACTTGTAGCGATATCCAGGTTTAAACTACCAGTTGATACTTTATAATGAACTTCGTCTTCGAAATTATAATGGTCCTCTTTATTATCCTTCAAAAAGGATAGTAATCTATCTGATGCGCTTGGACCAGATGGTTGTTCGATTTCTTCTTTAGGTTTTCTTCCCATATCTTATAAATTCTAGCAGAGTTTTAGGTTTTTTGCAAATGTTTTTATCTTCATTTACTTTATTTTTTTGTAATTTTACTTTTTCTTTATTTAAATTTAAATTGAAGCTTTCATATTCCTTTAATATGAAAGCTTTGCCTTGTGGCTTGAGAAACCAAGCTAGTGAAGGAGGCGGGCTTCCTAGCTCTTTGAGATTATCCCAAAAATCAAAAGAATTAAATCTTTTAGATAATCTTTGAGCAATTTTGATCTCTCTTGGCCAATTAATATTTCCTTTAATAAATTTCTTAACTATTAATTGACAAAGTTTATGATTTGAGATTTTCAATATCCCACTTTACCATCTTTTCTATAAGTTTGTCAAATGAAATTTTAGGTTTCCAATTTAATTCTTGTCTGGCTTTATTAGAATCTCCAAGCAAAAGCTCTACTTCTGCTGGTCTATAGAATTTTGAATTAATTTGAAGTAATACTTTTTTGTCTTTATTTATGAATATGATATGTTCACCTTCTCCAATCCATTCGCCATTTATTGATGCATATTTAAAAGCTTTTTCAGCAAATTCTTTAATAGTATGAGTTTCATTTGAAGAGAATATATATTCTTTAGGTTCTCCAGAGTAATTTGGATTATATTTATCTTGATTTAACATCATCCAAACACCTTCTATAAAATCTTCTGCATCACTCCAGTCTCGTTTAGCTTCAATATTCCCTAACTCAAGTGGTTGGAAGTCTTCGTTATTTTTAATTGCATTATAAATGCGAGCTACATTTTTACTAATCTTTCTGGTGACAAATTCTTCTCCTCTTCTTGTACCCTCGTGATTAAATAGCCAACCTTGAATTGCATATATCCCATAAGATTCTCTGTAAACTTTTACCAACTGTCTAGAAGCGGCTTTGCTTGCACCATAAGGACTTCTTGGTTTTAAAGGATGGCTTTCATCTTGTGGAGAATACTCTACGTTTCCAAACTCTTCGCTAGAGCCAGCTTGATATAATCTGCAAGATGGTTTGTATAATCTAATTGCTTCAAGAATATCTAAAACTGCCGTTGAATTTGTGTGCCAGGTTTGTTTGGAGAAATCCCAACTACTTGCAACAAAACTTTGTGCAGCGAAATTAATAAAATAATCTGGTTGTAATTTTTCTACAGTTCTAGCGATAGCATGAGAATCAGTTAAATCGAAATTAATAAGATAAAATCTATCAGATTTAATATGTCTAATGTTTTCGTGATTGTAAACGCTTAATCTTCTTACTCCACCGAAGATAATGTAATCTGTATTTTTAAGTAAAAAATCTACCATATGACTTCCATCTTGTCCAGTAACTCCAGTCACTACTATGGTTTTTTTACCATTAATTAATTTACTTGCGTCTTCAATATTTAAAATATTGGATGTATCTATTTTTTTACCATAATAAGTTTCTTTGATGTTTTTATTCATTTTATAAAATTGTTTTAGGTATTATATATTTAATTTATATAAATATCAAATTTTATTATTTATTTTCTTTAAGATAAAACCTGCTGCAGCTTTTGAGCTTAAATTATTTTCCCAAAATTCCTTGGTTTTGTTCGATAGCTCTTGAATATTTTCATTGTTTAATATATTATCTAAATATAATTGTAGGTTAGACCATGATCCTATTTCAAAGTGAGGGCTATTTATCATAAATTCATATTCATTTTGTATTAAAGTCAAAACTATACACCCACATCTCATGGCTTCGTAAAATCTAAAAGTATCTAAACTCGCAGAACCTCTTGGAACCAATGCTATTTTTGTGTTGGACAATACTCTTGAGTATTCTTCTGAACCAATACCTTTATTCCATCCATCATAAAAAATAATATTTTTTTTATAATTATTATTTAATTTATTTACTTTTGGATAGAAATCACTTCTTGCGCCAGGATCGAATTGCCCAATGAAACTATAATCATATTCTCTATCTTTTAATAAGAGATCGGAATTTCCATTAAATTTAAATATTTCTCCTAAAGGAAGAGGGTATAAATTTTTAATAGAAATAAAATTATTTTTAACGCAACAATCTCCATTTTTTGGATGGTAATGCATAAATGTTCCTAAGCAATTAGGGCTATTTACTTCTTCTGGAATATAGTGATGACCTTCGGCAGATGTAACAATTGATATAAATTTTTTATTTAAGTTTTGTAAATTAAGTCTTTGCTCCCAAGATCTTAAAATTAAATCTATATCATCATTAATAAATTCTTTTAAATAATTCGATATATCAGTAACATGCTTTATTTCCATGTGTCCATCTGGAATAATTTTAATGATATTCATGTTTAATTATTTTATTAAAATTTTAAAGAAAATCAATTATTCTTATCAAAGAACTCTTTCCAATAGTTATAAGTTTTATAATCATCTGGAGTTCCCCAGCAAATATAATTGTCCACCTCAAATACTTTGATATTTAATCCCATTTTTATATTTTGATTTAATACATCATCCACATAAAATTCATTATTTGTTCTTATATTTAATTCGTAATTTTTTTGCAGACCATCAATAAAATATTTAGCTTTTCTAAAAAACATAGTCCCTATGATTGCATGAGTTTTTAAAGGATCATCGTATATAAATTTCTTACAAGAAACATATTTTAAATTATTATTATCATCTACGTCTAACCAAGAATACATATTAGGATGTATTTTGCTGGTTTGGCTGTTTCTAAATGACCAAACTATAATATCATTATTCTTATCTTCTAATAATTTTAAATATTTCTGTTGATCATAATAAACTCCATTATCGCAAGCTGAAATTAAAATAGGCTTTTCCAGGTCTAAATTTAACTTTTTAATAGCTAATTCACAAGTACAAGCTTGTCCTTCTGTGGTTTGATCTATAGATAAAACCTTACAATTTGAATATTTATTTTTTAATTTTTCTTCTAAATCGAAATTTTTTACATGTTCTGATAAACATATAAATATATTATTTTGTGATTGAGGAAGACAATCTACAGCTTGCATTATCATTGGCTTTGAGTCTACTTCTAACAATGGTTTTGGTGATTTATAACCCTCTTCAGAAAATCTACTTCCTCTTCCAGCCATTGGCAAAATTAATGTAGTTTCTGGATCATTGTAGATTGGGGTTTGAGGTTTTTTAATATTACTAAAATAAGATGACCAACTTTTATATATCTCTAGATCATATGGTGTTCCCCATTGAAGCATTTTTTTAATTTCAAAAATATTAACTTTTAAATTATCTCTAACTAAAAGATTATAAGCTAAACTAACGTAATACTCTCCTTTTAAATTAAGATCTAAATCAATCACTTCTTTAAAATATTTTTTAAGGATTAATCCAGTTTTAAAGTAATAAGTTCCATTTGAAGCGTATTCACTCATTCTATTTTTTGTGAATGGTTCTTTTTCCTTAATTTCTAAAAGTACTTTATTTTTTTCTCTGCAGAAAGCGTAATTATCGCTACCCAACATATGAGGATGAAATCCTGTATAACATGGTATTGCTCCATCAAAGTTTCCATTTCTAGTTACTTCTAGGAATTTATCAAAATCCCAATCTGTGCCATAATCACAATAAGATACAATAACTTCTTTATTTTCATATATATGATCTTTAATAAAATTAACCGCACTAACTGGGCCTTTTGTATTATTAGAAATACCAAATATTTTAGCTTTAGGTGCAATTGATTTTAATATTTGGAGCATATTAGTTTCTTTTAGATGTGTTTCATCACAAATGAAGGATATGTCTGTTACTCCAGGAAAAAGATTTACTACATGTTGAACCATTGGAAAACCATCTACTTCTATCAATGGTTTTAATGTTTTATATCCAGCTTGAGCAAATCTCTTTCCTTTTCCCGACATAGGAATTATAAGTTGAATATTATCTTTAATTAGCATAATCCCTTTTGGCGTAAATTATATTTACAAAAATTTACATAATCCGTGCATACTGCGTAAACAATTTTATTATTAAAATTTTTAATATCAATTTCATCTAATAATGGTATAATACATTGATTGTTTAAATTAGAAGTAAAATCATGAACCCAAAAATGATTTGTGCTAGTAGATATAAATGGATCATTGGTATGGCAAAAGTATTTTATATCCTTAGATAAAGTTTCTAGTTTTTGAGCAGCTTCTAAATTTTTACAATGAAACCATATATAATCCTTTCTTTTTAAAATCCATTCTTCATTTATAATATAATCTGGATTGTCATGGCCAAGATAAAATTTATTATCTATCCATCTAATGTCTGCTTCTACTTCAATTTTAGAGAAAATCGCAGAATCTAGATATGAGGGTTTATTTTCTTTATCTAAGACTTTTCCATTAATATTGCCTCTGTGAGATATAATTTTCATACTTCTTCAATTCTTAATGTTTTATCGTCAATAAATAAATCATAGTATGGTTTATCTACTCTTAATTCATGATATTTTACTCCCCATGAGTCTAATTGTGATTTAGTTAATGCATACCAATTAATTTGTTTTCTATTACCTCTAGATGTCCAATATACAATCGTATTACCTTGTTCATAGAGTTTATTTATTTTTTCTATATTTTCTTTTATTGGTGTTGCTTGAAAATAATCCCTACTTTCTGGAGTATTGCAAATTGTTTCGTCTATATCGATATATATTACCTTCATGTTAATAAATCTTTTCTATAAATTTCATTTGGATCTTTTTCTAGTTCTAATTGATCTGATTCAGTTAAAAAATTTATGCTTCCTGATAATTTTGATCCTAAAAAAATTTCCGCTGCTTTTTCACATATCTCTGTTGCAACCAAGCATTCCTCTGCGGTAGAACCCAAAGATATAATTCCATGATTTTTAAGTAAAATTAACTTAGGAAAATATTTATTAAATTGATTAAAGATATTTATACTTTTATTAATTTCTATAGCTAATTCAATTCCTGGGGCTACATATGGTACAACGCACGATTTTATTCCATTGAAAACAACTTGATCTGGAAATAATCTATTATTTGCAAATTCCTCTACTAATTCACTACATAAAATTTTTAAAGTATTAACTGGATGGGTATGAGCTATAAATTCTATATTTATATTTTGGAATAAAATAGAATGAAATTGCGCTTCAATACTAGGTCTTTTTTTAAAATTATCAATTTGCTTGCCTTTTATATTACATAATACAAGATCTTGTTCGGATAGTTTTTTCAAACTACATCCACTAGCTTTTATTAAAAAATCATTTTTTATTCTTTGAGAAACGTTTCCTTCCATTCCTACTACGAATTTATCGAGAGAATGGGCTAATTCTAATAATTTATTCATTAATGATTTTGTTGCAACGATAATATAAAAAACATTATATAATCATAATAATTATCGAAGGATATATTTGAATTTTCTAAAATATTACATTTTTTATATTTATAAAAAATTATTTCATTAAATATCTCGTTATTTGACTTTATCTTGAATTCTATTTCTTTTTTGGATAAATAACTTAATATATCTATAAGAGAATACTTCTTATTGATTAAAATTCTTAAATTAACAGTATCATCCTCATTGATTTTGTTTATATCAAAATCTTTATCTGTAAAGAAATTAATAATAATATCTGATTTATCTCTTTGGGGGTATATGTATTTATAATAGTCTTCTTTTCTTGCTTCTATTTGCTTTAATGTTTCTTCAATCGAATATCCTCTATTTTGCATATCTCTTTTTATTTTCCATTTAGTTTTAAGATTAATATCTGTATCAATAAATATTTTTAAATTATATGCCCCATGATTTTCTGAATATAAACTATGAAGCCCGCAAACTATTATATTGTCTGATTTTTCTATTTTTTCTTTTTGAGTAAATTTTCCATTTGAATGATCATAATTAACTTGGTGTATTGTTTTGCCAATTTTTAAATCAAAAATATCATTTTCCATTTTTGTTATATAATTAGCTTCTGGATTTAAATGTGTAAACTTTTTCCAATTTTCATCATTCCTTTCCCATTTATGGTATCTATCGCATTCTAAAACAAAAGAATTCGAGAAGTACTCTTGAAGTATATTGCTTAAAGTAGATTTTCCAGATCCAGAATCTCCACAAATTGCAAAAGTATTGCACATAGATAAAATCATTGAATACTCTAAATCAATAAGTTTATATGGGATTTGTTCTTTATTTAAATGTTCGTAAATGATTGTCTCTGGAGTATATCCATACTTCTTAGATAGTTGTTCTAGATTATTATATATATTAAAGTATTGATCCATAAGCTTAGATTTACCGTAAGCAAATATATCGCACATATAGTTGTCATTAGGATTTTCTAATTTAGATTTATCAATAAGGCTTTTTTCTGGTATATATATCTTATCTTCTAATTCTTTTGGAAAGATTTCGTCCATTGTGATATTTAAATCTGGTCTGTATTTTATTACTAAATCATATTCTCCATATAATTTTTCATTTATTTTTTTAATTTCATTTAATTTGTAATATTTTATCCATGTATTATGAAGATTGTTTTCTTTTGGATTATCAAAAATTTCAAGATTATCTTCTAGAAGAATAGATTTTGGGTTTAAAATATTTTTTATATACGAAATATCCTCTACCTCATTAGTCATATTAAAATATTTATCATTTTTTGTTTCATTTTTAGTTATGTGAATATATATGTCAATATCTTTAAATTTATCTAAAATTCTATCTTTAATAAGCGGAAGATTAACTTTAAATGAACGTAAATATCCAGCTATTAACAATGCAGTTTTCACAATGAAATAAAGTTATTTTCTTGCTCCAAATAATTTTATTATTTTATCTTTTGGAATAGTATTATTTAATTTATCGTTATGATATTGATGATATCTATAACCCCAATTCATACTAGATATATTTCCAGCTATTGATGGGTCTAGATCTAGCTCTGGCTTTTCCTTATAACAAAGAACGGCTAAAACTCTTTCAAAAGATATCGCATCTTCTTGGTCATTAATCATATTAACTAAAGCAAGAATATTATATTTGTCTTGTAATTTTTGAATAAATTTTTTACTTATTACCGCCATTGATCCTAGACATCCTTTCCATAAATTACTATTATAAAGCTCCATTAAATCTTTACTATTATTTAACGAATTTAATTGACTAATCTCTCTGTAGTTTTGACTTGGACAGTTTGTGTCAAAATGCCAAAAATATTTTATGTCTTCAATATTTTGAAAATCAATTTTTTCATTCAACAAAACTCCATCATGTATAATTACTGCTTTTTCAAAATTAAAATCATTAACTAAATAGTGATAAAATGGAGAATACAATTTATTCTGTGGATGATTAGCTTTTATTATTTCGCAATTTTCTAGATTTAAATCTGTTTTAACGAAACTTTGATTACTATTATTATCTAGTATAATAATTTTATTTTTATAAAATTTTCTTATAGCGAGATAGCATTCTTGCCAAAAAAGATTAAATTCATCATTACTGACATGTCTTAACATAATAAATCCAAAATTTTCCATAATTTTATTTATGACTACTTGAATATACCACGCCAGAACCCTCTAGGAATAATGATGGTTCGACCCAATAGACATTTGCGTTTAATTTTTTTTGTAAATAATTCAATTCATGATCAACTCCTAAGACTATAGGATACAAATCTTTTAATAGTAATTTACAAAAAGATTTTGAAACTAAATAAGAGCAACATGTTCTAGATTCTTTTATCGGACAATAATACCAAATTTTATCATTTTCTATTTTTAATCCTTGCTTATTTTCAACTGTAAATCCACATCCATTGTGTAAATACGCTATATCTAAATCATGTGGGATTGTTGATATTAATTTTTCCCATTTTTGCTTAAAATCATTAAGCAGTATTGCGTCATTTTCTAATATTAATGCATAATTTTCTTCTGCATTTGCTATTTTTTCCCAAATTTCTATATGAGTTAGAAAATTTGCTAAAACAGTTCTCTCGTATTGATTAAATATATCGTAATCAATTGGACAATTTGTATAATTTAAACGATCTTGAACTAGAGATTTATCATTTGAAAATTTTGAAAAATGAGATTCATTTATATCATTTCTACTTATTCCATATACTACCTCTATATCTTTAATGCCATTTTTATTTAATTCTGGAACTAGATACCCTAACCTTTCAGATAAAAGATGATAATGGTGTATGTATACTTTCACATATTATATTATTGAATTTAAATCTAAAATCCATTCTGAATTTAATCCTTCATCTAGTTTTTGACATAATTTTTGATTAATACTAATAGTTTTATATTGATTTTGATTATTCCATCCAGCCACATTTGCATCTGTATAGTTTATCAATAATTCATTATTATTAATGTCTTCAATTTCCCCTATTATATTTCCATATTTTACTCTCATGTATTTTTTGAATTCATTTTTTTCAATATGTTCTGACTGATGATTATAATTAACATTCAAATCCTTGAATAAATAAATAAATCTATTGTTAATATCTAAAAATGTTGGAGAAACTAATATAGTGATATTAACTTTATTGTTGCAAAATAAAGCATTACAAACTCCTCCACCAATTGGAGCTATTATATTTTTTGCATTATTAAATAATAATATCTTTTCTATTGTTGATAAATTTTCAGTAAAAATTTCTGTATATCCCTTTTTTTGCAATATATCTACTAATTCATTTTCATTTATTAACTTTCTTCGTGTTGTATAATTAGTTCCTATATTTGATAAATCATTATGCATCCATGTTCTTCTTGAGATATATATATTCGATGGTAGTTCTTGATTTCCATGTTTTTGTTTAATATTTTCAACTATTGAATTGTAGAAAGAATAGATTTCTTGTCTTGGTGGTAAATTTGAATCTATATCATGAGTATATGAACTTGATATATAAACTTTTTTATACAAAGTTTCTTTATTTACTATTAAAATATCTTGATTTTTAATACCAACTATTTCAAGAAATTCATCGACAAATTTATAGAAATTATTTTTCTGATGATTTGGATAATTCATTAATAGTTTTAAGTTTGAGTATTTTTGTTTAAGGTATTGAAATGATATTAAGTAGGGTAATGTATCATAAATAAAATGATAATAATTATCCGTATTGTAAATGAAATAAAATACTGGGTTTTCATAGATATTTTTAATTTTTTGTATTTCACCATTATAAGTACTTTTATTCGATAAGTTCTTTAAAGACATAATCTTTTCTCTTATTGGACTATAAATTTTTGATTGTTCTTGAGAGAAGGCTAAAACATTTGGATAGTATAAATCATTTATAAATTGTACATTATTTAAATCAAAGATATAAATTTCTCTATTATTATCATCTTTTCCTAAGAATAAGTCTTTATTTGCTGTGTCTAAATTATAAATTTTCATTTTATATTATTTATAAAATTATAAAAATCTTTAACATCTATAGTCATGTTATCATCTGCATCTAATTTTTGAGTTGTATATTTATAATATGGAACATTAAATGCATGGCACTGATCTTTATATTGATGAGATATTTGATTTGGATTTTCAACATTTATTTCTATTATTTTAGTATTTTCTGTTGAAAATATAGTAAAGGTTAATCCTCCACTATTTGGCGAAATGATTAAATCTGAATTATAAAATATGTCTATTTTTTCTTTAATTTCATAATCTTCTAAAAAAATTGTTTTAATTTTGAGTTCTTTTAATTTTTCAGATAATTCTATTTCATTTAAAATTTGTCGCCTTTTTGCGTTTGAAAGCCTTTTTGCATTTGCATCATTTTTATTGGCATCTAATAAATGTGATCTTGATCTACTTAAATAATATTTTTTATTCTTATGTTTAGAATTTTCTAGATTAATTTTAGGTAAAAATAAATTTTTAATAAATTTATACCCATCTAGACTAATATGATATGGATTATCTAATATCTTTTCTCCGTAATTAAAAATTACAATATCATTAGGTTTTATATCAGATTCCATTAAAACTATAAATTCATCCTTAATCAAATCTAAGGTTTCCTTTTGAAAATCTAAAAATTTTTCGGCATTTCTAAAGCATATATAAAATGGTAAATTAACTTTTGATGGATCATATAAATGAACATTTTGCTCTTTTCCTATATTAACATTTGGTGCCCATAATGACCCCCAATTACATCCATTTCCATTTCTAGATAAATTTGTATTTATATATCTTAATCCAGATATTACATATATCATCCAATGAAAAATCCAATCTTTACCGCGATCTTCTATATAAAAAACAACTCTATTATTCATAAATTATTTAATTTATTAATTATTTTACTGCAGCATCCTTCAAAAGAATAATAATCATTGTATATCTGTTTGCCAAGATTTAATTTTTTGTAAATCTCTTCTTCTGATATATTCTTTAATATTTTATCAATTTTTTCTATATCTTTTGAATCTATTAAAACTCCATAATCATTGAAATTTATTATATCATTAAATGGAATCCATGGTTTATCAGAAATATATATTGGAATAGATTCATGTTGAAGTGCTTCGCATATTCTAAATGATGTTGCTCCGTATCCTCTTGGGCATAATGAAAAAATACTTCTAGACATTATATTTGAAAATATATCATATCCAACAGATTCTTTGAATAAATATTCGTTTTTATGTTTTAAACTATTATAAAGCTCTTCCCTACAATTGCTTCTTCTATGTATTGCTCCTACGAAACTAGCAAAAATATCTTTATTTTCTATTTTTATATTTGGATTTGGTTGGCAAATTAATGGAATTGAATAGTCTCCAATATATCCTTTTTTTGCTCCCCCACCTCCTTGTCCAAAAATATATATATTTTTATATTCAAACGGATTTACAATTCCATCATCCCATTGAATAATAGTAAAATATTCTTTATCTTTATCTAAGGTGTCTAAAAATTTATTTACTTCAGATATATCTTGCTGTGCGTAATCTTTTGAAATATAATAATTCGTCCAAAAAATTGGTAAATATATTTTATTAGTTTGTGGTTTATTTTGTATAAACCAATTATAAAAATATTCTTCAAATATAATTTTATTATTTGGAGGATATTCATGGTTAGTTTTAACCATAAAAGGTGTTTCTAAAACATTCATTGCCATGTGCAAGTATGAAAATGTATACAAATAGTTTCTTTCGTGGCAAAAGATTTTATATAATCAACCGATTGTTGATCAATATTTCTTACTAAATTTCTATGATCTAATGGAAATGGAAAGAAATAATTTTTACTTAAATGTTTTATATTTGATAAATGATTGTTTTTGTTGTAAATTTTATGGATATAATATGGTCCAGTTTTATTCATGACCATACCAATCTCATCTTGATTATCGTTTTTTATTACTGGCGTAGTTTCAGATAAACCTTCAAGAAAGTCTTTACAAATTTTATGGTTTGGAATAGAGCCTGCTAGACTATTCCATGTTTGATCTTCCCTTCCGCTTCCAATAAAAAAATCATAATTTAATAATTCGTCAAAATTTTTAATTTGTATAAAATCATAATCCATATAAATTCCCCCATATTTATTAAGTAATTCAAATCTTAAAATATCAGATTTTGATCCTAGATTTTCTGTTTTGTCAAAAAAATCTTTTTGTATTAATTGAAAATCTATATTATAATCGTTCCATTCTTTTACTTCGTAATCACTATTTATTCTTTTTATTTCGTTTAATGTAATATCAAATTTCTCTGGTCTTTTATTTCCAAGCCATATAAGATGAATAATTTTAGGTATCATGTATTAAAATTTTCTAAAAAACATCTCCCAAGTTTCATCGCTTTTTATTAATTTACCAACAAAGTATCAAATTATCTTTATGAGTTAAGGGAAATTCTTGTGCTTTTTTTACATTGAGATTAATCAATTTTTGTTCTAGCTCTGGTAGCAAATATGAATCAATTCGCCAATCCTTGCTTATGAAATTACAAGTTATATATCCATGACTAGATTTTAGTACTATATTGTTTAAATAAAATTCTTGAATCGTTCTAGATATTTCAGTGAAAGCATAATTACTTATAATTAGATCAAATTTTTTATCTAATCTAACAATCTCGCTTGGTCTGATTACTTTTACATTTTTTACATTTAATTTATTCAAATACTTTTCGGCAAGATTCAGGGATTCATCTAAATCCACTAAATAATAGTTTTGAATATAAAAAAAATCTGAAATAATTTTACATTGGCCACCATAACCAACGCCAATTTCTATAATATTAAAATCTTCTAAAGAACCATATAATTGCTTTAAATCAGATAATACTTTTATATATCTTAGTGTTGTTGGAGAAATTTGACCTATTCCATCATAATTAAATACAGCTGGAGAACCATATATATCATTCTCTTTAAATTTATCTAATTTTTCAATATATTCTGGAAAATTTATATCCAAATATTCTTTGTACATTTTTCCTTGATCTTCAGAAACATGCTCTAAAACTTCGGTGTAGTCTGGATTTTTTCTAAAAAAGCTGAAGTAAAGATCATTAATCGCCGCCATTTGGCATGCATTTTTATATTTATGCGTATCGCTTATGCTACTTTGTAGTTTGTACATATATATTTTATATTGATTTTTTTGTATTTATCAAGTATTTTATATACTTACCCATTCTTTGGGTATTAAATCTTCTAGATTCCATCTTCCATTATAAGCTGGACCAAGCCAATTCTTAGGAGCTATTACTTTATTATCTTGATTTAACCAGGATGCCCACCAAGAAAAACTGCTATTTGCTAGGATATTATTTTTACAGTTTGACATTATGTACATATCTTCGAATGCATGGTTATTTTCCATATATAAAAAATTTATATGTTTAAATTCATTAAATATATTTTTTGCATAATCAATACTATCTGAAAAAACTAAATAGTTTGAGCAATTTAATAATTCAAAAGCTTTTCTATAATAATCTTTATTCATAACAGGATGGTGATTTTGCCTATAGATATAATCTCCACATCTTAAATGTACTGAAGAAAAATTTTTATAATCTAAATTATATTTTTTATCTATTTTATCTTTTATGGATTTTTTGAATATAAGTTGCTGTTTTAAATCTTTTTCAAAATTAGTAAAATATTTATAAGATTGAAAATAGCCTTCTAGAGTTGTAAAATCTGGAGCATTAAATACGTCTTTATTGTAAGATATTGCATTTCCATCTTCAACTTTATATTTTATTAGATTTATGTCTTGCTCCGAAAGAATTTCCGCAGAAATATTATCGAAACAATTTAAAAAATAATGCTGAATTCTTTTGGTGCCTTCATCAAAATGCTCTTCTGTTTTTGGTATTTTAATCTGATAATTATTTACTTTACCTACAGAGTAAAGTGCAGCGTATTGAAAAAGTTGATTTCCAATTGCTCCATATTTACCTAATTTAGCAAACGTTATCATGCTGGGCGCATTTTATAAAAATTTTCCATAATAGGTTTTCCGTGAGTTGCGTTTCCAAGATTAATGTCTGAAAAGCTATCCCTTTGTGTTGCCAAGTATTCATTTGTACAAAATGCTTTATTCTGACTTAAAAAATGTCTCATAAAAAATGCGTCATAAGATTCATTTCTCGCTTGCCAATGAATAAGATCCAATCCTTCTGGAATATAACTTAAAATAGGTTTAAAAGCTGATGAATTATAAGATATTGCATGCGTAGTTAATGCGCTTTTTATTCTTAATAAATTGAGTCCAACTCTTTCTAGTGGTTCTTTAATTTTTTCATCTGTTACATTCATTCCAAGATAAAATATATCCCATTCTTTCTCTTTTAGTTCATTTATAGATAAACTTAAATTTTTAATTGGTTCATTATGAAACTCTATATCGTCTTCTAGAACTAATACGTTTTTTACATTTTCATTACTGCAAATTTTTATAATTTCCCTGTGCGAAGCTGTGCATCCACAAGCTCGAATATTAATCCATCTGAGTTGTTGTGGTAATTCTCCTATAAATTTAATTGCATTAAATTTAATTACTTTATCTTGAATTCCTAGCTTATTAAATTCTTCTAGGCATTGTTGCCATTTATCAGTTCTTTCTGGAAGATTAATGCAGTATATTCTTTCGAAAAAATCAAATGGATTGTTCATATTATTTATTATATATTAAACTTTTAAAATATCCATTAAAATCAAATTTTAATATTTTGGGGTATAATTCGCATTTCGCAGACTCTTTATGCCATCCGCCTTGTTTTGCAGTTATGAATTCTAGATCAGAAATTGTTTCGTATTTAAAATCTAAAATAGTAATTGGTTCTTGAGAAAATGGACTTTGTCTATTTTTAATACTTTTATCAATTAGATCTTGGGCTGCTTCTTCTGTTTTCCATTCAGAATTTAAATTTCCATCGTAAGTTGAAACTACTTTTTGACTAACTGATTTTGCTCCACCCATATAAGAATAATGCCATCCACCATTTTCTATTCTTGGCATAAAATCTTTATCTCTTCTTAGAATTTGAAACCCCATTCCAAAGCATAAAGTATTTAAATGTTTCAATCCTTCGTATTTACAGGCTATAGTTCCAGTAACATTCTTGTTTGTATAAACATTAAGATAGTGAACAAAAAACATTTGATTTAGCGCAACGATTGGATATTTAATCATATCTTGAAAGATATTCTTATTAGGAATCTCATCGCAATCCGAAATCATTACTGTGTCTAGATTGTCTAGATTTAATGCTTCAACTTGTTCAAAGAGTCTTATTCTTTGTTCATGCTCTTTTGCACCAATATTTGCGTCTGGAAAGAACTTCGACATTAAAACGTCAAATCTTCCGTCTAACTCTATTGGAGAGTAAGAGATCTTGTCTTTAAACTCTTCCAATCTGTTGTCTTTCCAAAAAGATAATTCCTTATCTTGTCCTTGATGAGTCTTTGTGGCTTCATTGATTACAAAGTGATCTACAACATCATATAATTCTTTTATTCTTAAGTATACAATATCTTTTTCATTAAAATACATGAAACAATCTACTAATTTCATTCTAGTCTCCATTCTTCTGATGAATGAATTTGCTCTAATGAATGATTCAATATATTCAATCTATAAAATCTCCTTATTAGTCTTTCGTTATTAATAAAAAATTTCATGTTGTCGTTGATATCATTATTTCGCCAGTATTCTTTTAATGATTCTAAATTGAATTTTATTCCTAAAGTTTCACATAAAGATCTAAACGCTTGTCTTATATTTTCTTGTTGTTGGTATTTTTCTGGAGTTTTGCCATTATCATAATAATGAAGCACACAATGATTTGATCTTCCGTAAATAAAGTAGTATTTCATATCACTATCAATATAATGCTTTCTTTGAGATGGTCTTTCTTCCCATCCAAACATCTTTTGATTTTTCGCATAATATTCATAAAGATCCATATATCCAGGTCTCATTCCTTGAAGCCCCCAGTGAGGACTTCCTTGAAATATCATATCATCAAAATATTTAACAAGAAAAGCTTTTTGTCTATCAACACAGCTATTGATTTTATTCTTTTCTAAGAAATTTTCTATAAAATTACGTAAATTTTTAGCCCAGTCTGTATCGAGTCTTTCGCAACTATCCCGAATAATAAACCAATCTCCATTTTGCATTATATTTGATCTTAAAAAGCCGTTCATTTGAAGGTCGTGGTCATTTGACCATTCTCTGTTTATAACCTTTCCTTGGCCTTTTCTTGCGTTTAATATATCTAATGTACCATCTGTTGAGCCTCCGTCTACGAAAATTAAACCATCAAAATATTGATGTATATCTTTAGTCATATCGTCAATATTCTGCTTCTCGTTTTGAGTTATTCCACAAAGCCAAATTTTCACTGTGAAAATTATACTAGATTATTAAGGAAATGTCCAAGCTTTTCTGTTTCTTTGTTATTATCAATAATTTGCCTTATGGCACTAGCGGTTGTATATTGAAGAAAATGTCTATAATCTTTGCTTTCGTATAAAGCTTTTAATTTAGCAATATATTCAATTTCAGTTTCAAAAAATAATGCTGTTGCATTTTCAATGCTCCAATTCATTAGGCTTTTATTTTGAGCCATTTTGCGATGCATAAATACTGGTTTGCCGCATGCCATGCTTTCAATTACTGCTATGCCATAGCCCTCAAGATGCTTGATGTGCTGAGTTGCTATACTTGATTTTAAGGTTGAGGTTAATTGTTCTTGAGAACTATCTGTGTGATAATGATAATCTATATATGGAGTAATTTTTTGAAGTTCGCGGCTTATATTATATTCTTGTTTGAAATTCTTTTCATATTCTGAAATATAAATTCCAACTATATTTCCATCTGTTGGTCCATCGAAAGTGCATCTATCGTAGTCTACCCAAGGTTTATAGTAAAGATGATTAACTTTATATTTATTAGCTAAACAAAAACCAAGATAATCTGCACAAAGATAATTTTTAATAATATAAAATGGATAAGCTCCATCCCAATAATCGTTGCCGCTATAGCAAGCTAGTTTGCTGTTATCTTTTAAATGAGGCCAAATTTCATTTAATATTTCAAATTGATTTTCAAAGCTTGTGATAAATACTATTTCTGGTTTAAGATCAAGAATTTGTTGTTTATTTAATACTTTAATATTTTTTGATTTAAATTCATTGTTTACTGTTTCTTGAGTCCAGGTATTATTCCATACTCGTTGAGTGAATTGTTGTGGGGGTAAATTTGTTGGAATATAATCTGAGCTTGGAAGAATTAAAGAATGGCCAAGCTTATCAAATGCTTTTGCTATATTTTTCGTGAGATTTTTATGAATGTCTGGCCAAAGAATGTTCAATAACTTATTATAGAGTAAAGATTAATTTTTTTCTTGTTTTTTTATTATTTGTATGTTTTCTTTAGGAACATTCTCTTCTATAGGAGAACATTTGATATCAATATCTGCTTCGTTTGTGGTGTTGTGATTTGACATTTTATTAATTAATTTTCTTTATTTTTTACTTCTCAATAGTAAATTTTCCATTTTGTGGCTCGGTACGCTCAGTTGAGGGTGTTATTCGCATTTCTATTAGTCCTCCGTTTACCACTGCATTCCGCCATGCTGCGTTTTCGTCGTCTTCGTAACCTTCACCCTTGTTGCTTCCAAATGTTGATACTGGATTTTTGGTTTGTTGTTCTTCTTTTTCATACATCTTGGAGCCAGTTCCTTTTGTGCTATCATCTGATTTTATGCGAATTTCGGGTTGAAGGTTTGTTTTTTCTGTGAAAGTATATGGTATTGTAGTACCTCCTGGAATATACCCAGGGGTTACGTCATCACCAAGCTTATCTTTCAGATCTTCTGTGGTTTCTTGATTTTTATTAGATATTTCTTTTACAACCTCTTTCGCTCCGTTGATTTTTTCCGTAACTGAATATATCACATTTTTAATTCCTGGCTCAAGATCTCTTCCTGTTTGTGCTGCGTCTGTGGTAATCTTAATCACATCAACTACGGCTTGTGCAGATTGTACTACATCTTCGGCTTTGATGTCAGCTTTTTCAGCTGAAGTGGTGGCCTGTTGAGCTTTATTTAATGCTTGACCCATATCTGTTTTAGCTCCATCGATGTTACCTTGAGCAACGTTATTCTCGGCAGAAGTTATATATCCCAAGACTTCGCTGCTCTCGGTTACTACTTTGGCAGTGTTCTGACCATTTGTGTTAGAAGTTATGGGATTAGGCCCTTCGCCTGTTGCTAGATCCTTTTGTGCGTTATTTGCTGCATGAGCTGCTTGAATGGCTTCTTGAGAGGCAGCTTTAGCATCTGCCAAAGCTGCGGCTACTTCACCAGTGTTACCTGGCGTAGCGCCCTCAAGAGCTTCCTTAGCTTTACCCGCCTCATTTTCAGCTACTTCTTGTTTATCTTTAGATTCTTCAGTTTCCTCTTTAACTTCATCAGCTTTCTCTTTAGCTTTTTCTGCCGCTAGTTTAGGGGTTGGATCACTGGGTTTATTCCAAGATAGCCAGACCTGATACATCCAGCCTTGCATATTTCTAGCAGCTTGTTGAAGAAGGTAACCAATAGATGCTTTTCTTCCTCCTAGAGTTATTGTGGTTTGGCCTACTTGACCTTCAGGACCAATGGCCATTGTATATCTAATATAGACATCTTCTCTCATTTGACCTCCACTCATGTCTGATTCGACTTCTACTCGAGTGTTTCCGAACTCTTGACCAATGCTCCAAGCTCGCCTTTCGCCGTCATATCGAACTATACCTCCTTGGCCATTTACCTCTGCTTGAACACCTCCAAAAAAGCCATCTTTTACTAACTTCAGAGCATCTTGTTCACTTTGTAGCATGCTACTAGGAGTAATTAATAGTCCATCGAGATCTTCTATTTTTCCAAGAGTACTTGATGAAGTAAATGATCTTGGGCTTGCCTCGTTGTATTGGTCTGTGACTTCAAACAAAAAATTATCATCTGATAATTCTTTTTCTTCTCCTGTGAGGGCCAAAAACGCTTTACAGAATTTTTTTTCTGGAGAAACTACTTTAAGTCTGCTTTTGTCGTCTTCTAAGCTACAGCTTTTTAAAAATTTTGGTTTCACGCCTACATTTACTTTAACTGTGTAAGTTTTTTCGCATGATGATTTGCCCCAACCTTGATAAGACATTGCTTTTCTATTGTGGTTAGTAATAAAATCATGATTAATGTAATCTTGAAATGTTGATTTTAGAAGATTTTCTGTCTTTACGCTATTTTTAATTGCTTTTTCAAAAAAAGTTTTCCAGTTTGGCTTTGATAGTTCTGTGTGAAACTCTTTTACTACTTTTTCTCCAAAATCTTTTGTCATTGCTGGTCCACCGCCTTGAGCAAGTGTTCCGTTATAATAATCCACTAATTCTTGTGCTGCATCTTTTCCTACAGCTCCTTTGTTGATACCGCCTAGACTCATTAAATTAAATTCGGCGTAAACATCTTTATTAGGGGTTAAAGATAGAGTATCTTCACTTCCGTCTTTGGCGTGAATATATTTAGCTTTCATGGTATAAGTAAAATTAATAGGAGTAAAATAAAAATTGCTGCTTGTTCCATCATAAGCACTACAAGCACCGCAGTTCCCTGCTTCAAGCTTAGTATCTTTTGTAGCGTTTCCAATTACTATAATTTTTTTATCTTCGGCCATAATATTATATACACATTTTTAACGCTAAAATGTAATTCTTAAATAATTTATGAGATATTTAAATTGGACCCGAGAGGAGTTGAACCTCTGTCTTTTAAAAATTTAAATTAAAACACTACAAGTTTAGCTCTTTTTATTTTTAGCTTTGTATAGGTAAAGAACAAACATACTTAGCGATTTTATTTTGGGTACTTAATATTAATAGAATAAAAAAACTACTAATAGTAAGATATCTAATTACGCAATATCCCAATAGATATATCAAGGGTATCACGCTGTAACTTAAGCTACAGAAGCGGTCAACTCAACAAGAGAAACTCTTGCTGAAATGTGACCTTTATATTTTGCTTTTTTGGCAGTTAATATAAGTGAAACTTTTTAAGGAGTCCTCGGTTCAACCTCCACTTGCATTTTAATTCGTATCTCTAAAATCGAAACCAGTGCGGGCCCAATGTAAAAGAACTAATGTAACTTACACATTATAAAACTATAAATTGTTAATGTCAAGAAGTTTGTGTAATAAATTTTATGCCATGCGGTACATCAAATTCAAATTATCCAGATTATCTTAAATCTATTATTACAGCAATAGAAGCTGGAAACGATGAGACTTTAAAAGCTTGTGCTTGTAACTTGAGGTCTTTTATTGGTGTCGATACACTACGCTATTTTCTACCTACCTGCGTATACAATCCAGTCGATCACCCACAATTATACACCGAAGTATTAAATGCAGGAATACCCCTTTTACCTGTAAATCCTCAGAACATGATGGAATTATTTTTTAAATATAAAAGTTTTGATATACAGTTATCTGGCAATAAAAACGAAGCGGGAGAGTGGGATACTAGTTGCGAAGAAGCTGGCGACGATAACCCTAATCAAGGAACATGGGCTGAAACAGTTACGCTAGAAAAGCAGGTAGGTAGGTTACAACAGGTATGTCTAACCAGCCCATTTTTCGCTGGATCGGCAAACACAGTAGGCATGGACTGCGAGGGCGATGAAGAAACAGCGCCTTACAGCGCGAATTTGCCAGCGTTTAATCAGTTTTTACTATTTTTTATGCAGCCTTATGTAGAGCCTGAATGTGGTCAGCCTGGACCAACTCTTTACATGGGGTCACTTGTAGGTGTTCCAGATGCAACAACTGATGATGTGGCATCGTTTAATGGCGTTACTCTAGCTGTATATGCAACTGCAATTTTCGGTGGAACAGGTGGTTCAAAGACTTGGTAAGAAGACAAACTATTAATGTCAAGATTTTTGTGTAATAAATCTTATGGCATGTGGTTTAACGTCAGATCCTAATTATCCAGATTATCTTAAATCTATTCTTAAAGAAATAGAAATTGGAAACGATGAGACTTTAAAAGCTTGTGCTTGTAACTTGAAGTCTTATATTGATGTAAATACTAAACCTTACGCTTTACCTTACTGCATATCTTCAGTGAATGGAGAAGATAATGAGATTTATACAGTATTAAATGATTATGTAATAAGCCAAGGAGGAACTACCACTTTGCAAGCTATAGATCCTCAAAAAATTATGGAACTACAATTTAAATATAAAGGTTTTGATTTAAATACAATTGGCTTCGGTTACCCACCAAGCACAACATGTACAGATGAAGGTCCTTCTGTTGAAGCTGAAAATTTTTCTGAAATTATGAAAGTAAGAAAATTTGACGAAAGTAGAAAACATCAAGTCTGTAATATGTTTACTTTTGTTGGTGATACTGTTGCTCATGGATATTTAGCCGATTGCGATGGACCAGAACAAGAGAACTGGCATCCATTTCAACAAGCAGTTCCAGACTTTAACTTTCATGGCTATTTTTTTATGGATACTTATGAAACTCCTGAATGTGGCGATCCTGGACCAATTCTTTATCAACTTCTTCTATATACTAATTTATATCCTTATATACCAGTAAATGATTATTATTTTCAAACAAATCCTCCTCCACCGCCTGATACTGTGACCTATCAAGGTATTAATACATCAAATCTTCTAACTTGGTAGAAATATTCTTAGCTATCCCTTAAATTTAAAAACTTTAAATACGTCTTGCGTGTTACAAAACTTTTAGTAGTTTTTCGCAATCTTTTTTATAAACGAAATTAAATTTAATTCTTGGGCCATTCATATCAGATATTAATTGAGGTATAGCTAAACATGGATATTCATTTGGTTCATCGTAGATATTACCATTAGATATATTATAATGTTTAACGCATTTACTTGAGTAAACAGTCCATCTAGCTTTATTTTTTAATACTTCCATATGTATTATAGTAAATAAAATTTGACAAAAGATCAAGTTTAATATATTATAAGTCAACATAGTTCCCAAATAGGACAGTTTGTTGATGTCAAAAAATCAACTATCAATCCCTGAGATAGCAATGTCATAAGGGCTGACAACTATTAAAACCTTCATTTGTACATAATATGG